ATACCGGAGCACCCGAACTAGCCTGCGATCGAACATGCAGCAGCAGCGCCTCGAGCCGGTCCTGCGGGCTCAATTCCGGCTCGACGGGCGCGTCCGGCCTCGCGGGCGGCGGGCCGCCCATCGGTAGAACCGGCTCGTTCTTCGTGCCCGCATACGTCGGATCGTTTGCCATGATATTGCTCCTTAATACTCTTCTCGTCGCGCATGCCGCTATCCGCGGATGGTTGGTACTTTACACCACCAACATGCAAACGACAATCAGCAGCCATAACACCGTGGCCGTCATTGCCGGTCACTTGCGATGTCGCCTTATCCGATACGGATCGTACTTTTCTCGTCGCGCATGCCATAGCAGCAAGCCAACCCCGATCAGCGCAAGCGCGATTGAGATGGCCCAGGCCATTATGGCACCTCCACGCTCCCGGCATCGTTAAGTCTATACAACCCCTTGGGGCTGTAGTGTCTTTGTGGCATGGCTTGATCGTATGAATATCGATGCTGATCGAACATGATCGAAGCTAGCATCTTTTTTCTAAGCTTCCTGAATGCCGTCGCCTCAATCTGCCGCACTCGCTCTCTCGAAATTCCAAGAATATTTCCAACATCTCTGAACGATTTCTCATCTCCGTGGAACCCCCACCTCAGCCTGAGAACCCGTTCATAACGGGCGCCCAACGTCAACATGAGTTCATATAATTCAGCCAATACCTCTTTCTTCTCAATGATCTCATGCGGGCTTGGTTCGTAGACTTCAAGGCTCGGCATGGCCTATCCATTAGCACGCGATGACGGACCACCATAGTGAGGCCCGCTGGACCGAAGCCCGGCCGACGCGCCGCCGAGCCCTCGTCGCCCTACCGGCTTAGCGTTTTTTTTTACGGTGCCGCCAGCGGGGAACTTGGGCGTCTGCTCTTCGTTGATGGCGCCGGCGCCACGCTGACCGCTCTTGCCAACGCCGCCGCCCTTGCTGACGGCTCCGACCTTGCCGCGTTTCTGGTTAGTCGGGTGATTGATCTCCGTCGTCGGAACCTCGCCGCGGTCGCGGACGCCGCCCTCGTCCTTGCGGCCCTTGCCATCGAAGGCCGCCATCTTCGATGCCTGGGACGTCGTCTTGTTTAGGATCGCCGGCTTGGCCATGCGGCCCATCTGCTTGCGGCTGATCACCCCGCGGCGGTACATGCTTTCCATAGATTCAGACATGGTCGTCTCCGTTGAGGGGCGTTACCCGAACACGAGCCGGCCCCATTGCAAACTCGTGCAGGTCGCGGCGCACCGCAGGAATGATCCACTTTTGCACTGGCTTTGGCACGCTGCATATTGCGTCCACCCATACGCCGAGGGCTTCCGTCTTGCCGTACATTTCTCCGCCACGCCCACCAGCGTTTGACAACAGGCCATCCGAAACGAACGCTGCAATTATGGCCTTCACAGCCGGCGAACTCCAGTGCACGCCATTCCCATCTGAGTAGTCGCCCGGCGTCGTGCAGTAATGCAGGGCGATCTTGATCTCTAACGGCGAGGCCATCACTTCTCCTTCCAACTCGGCACGCTCTTGTTGATGTTTACCGCGATCCAGAAACCGCGGTTGTCGAGCACGAGAAAGCGGCTGTCCACCGTTCCCCTGACTGGAGCCGTGCTGTCAGTACGTGGCGGCTGGGTTAGGCTCGTCCACTCGGTCATTGCAGCACCCTTCGACGCCTCCAAGTCAGCCCTAGCATAGCACAGCATGCCGCAAGAAGCCCTGGTAAACCTGATCCAGATATCGGTCCCGGAACGCCGCGCGTATCCACGAACGGCAAATCAATCTGCAGCACGGCCGGGCCTGAGCAACATTCGCCATACGTCAGATCAAACGCGAACGTGCCGCTCGGGCCGCCATAGGTGGCCGTCGTCAACGTCGGCGACGTTGGGCCAGGATCGTTGATCACCATGACGCTGCCGATCTTGAGCTGCAGGCCGTCGTCATGCGTGACGGTGAAGGTCTGGCCCGAGGTCACGGTGACGTTGCCCTTGAAATCGACAAACGCGCCAGTCGTGAAATTGTCCATCAAGCTGGTCAGCGTGCCAGCCGTATTCTGCACGATGTTGAATGCAGCGCCGGAGGCCAGCCAAGCGCCGACCGTGGCATTAGTCGCGCCAAAGTTCATCGGCGTGTTAACCTGAAACGTCACATCGGGGGTCGTCCCCGGCGTGTTGGCAATAGTGGCGCTATTGGCGATCGCCTCAGGCACATGCCAGAGTTCGCCCGTAATCGTGTTGGCGCTCGCCACACCGGCGGACGCCAGCAGCATTATTCCTGTAACAAGACCATTCATTGATTAATCTCCCTTTGTTGACTTCCACCAGTCGCATAGCCCTCGCCGGGCAATCTCGCCGCTGACCTCAGTGCACGCATTCGGCTTGACGAAGTGCTTGCAATCGCCATGCGGCCAATGATTTGTAGCCCCACAATGGCGATCCTGCAATCCGCGCGTCGCGGAATAGTGTGAGTCCTTCCTTGTCTTGAGGGGCAGAGCGTGGCGGGCCGAGACCTCGCCGCGGCGCATTAGGCGGTTGATGGTCATTTGACGCTAATCCTTTAGCTACGAGCGCACGATGTCAAGGAATTGGATTCCCGGCAGATTGCGCAGCTTCAATCCAAGCGGCGATGGCGTCCTGAAGTTCGGCAAGCGCCTCTTGTTGAGTCTCGCCAAAGGCTGAGCACCCCGGCAGATCGGGCGCAATGGCAATGAAGCCGCCGTCTTCGTTGCTCCAAGAGACTTGTGCAGGGTAGCGATTGGCGTTGGTCACGTTCGGTCCTCGGCTCGCAGTCACCGCACGCGAAACAGACGAATATCCAACGCTCGTCGCCGTCCACGATCCGGCAGCGTGTCTGATATCCGCACGCACGGCACAGCACCCGATAAGTTGAACACGGCCTTCGAGAGCGCCGCGGCATGTCGATGTAGCCCATGACTTGCCTCCATCATAGATGAATGATCCGCACAAAACCGCACACGATTCGCGTAGGATGGAGCGTAGGCAGGCAGGCACATGTTCCATAATCTGGGAAATCATCAGCCAATATCAACCACATAACAAAGTACTTGTGCCTACGGCCCATCCTATGTCACACGAGAAAACGACCCATGAGAGACAACCACGGACCATGAAGATTCTCACCGGCAGCAGACCCAAGCGAAGGCTGATCGAAACCAGCCACCGCTTTCCCATGCTCAACCACAAGCTGGCACACAAGAAATCGCGCCTGCACCGCCTTGTGCGAACCGGCAAAGCCCCGCCACTGACGAAAGAACAGGCGCGTTCACTCTGTGAACAGGCCGCCGCCGAACATCCGATTACCCGCATCGAGCGTGGGCCGCCGACCGTGACGTCCAATTTCCGCACGCTTACAGGGCGCTGACACAAGTAAGCGGCTATCGAGCTAAGCCTATGCAATTGTTGGTCTTTCCGTCTCGCCTCCCGTCATGGCATAGGACGTGAGAGACATCAGTCGCCATCGTTCTCTGCTTTGTCAGCAACCACGGCCTCAACTACAGCCTCGATCACCTTTTGGGCGGTTGTTTCGATCCTCGCAGGCTCGGGACGGCCTGAGAGATTGATGACCGGGGTTAGCGTGATGCCGCCGTTGATTTCGGCTTTTACGTTCGTTGGGATGAGTTTTGACCATAGTTTGTAGAATTCGCCAGGATTATCGTTGCCCCATGCAAGTAATCGCGGCACTCCGCCCATTCCTTCGAAGGCTGCTTCGAGCGCTTCTTTTGCGGGAAGAGTAGTCTTATTCTTTGCGCCTTTGGGGCGGCCATGAATATTAGGCGTCCCACGAAAACCGGCTCTTTTTGGCTTTGGTTGATCCTGTAGGGACATAGTTAAGTCCTTATGTTTACTGGTTTTACTTATCCACTTTCGTGGGTGTCCCAATACCAGTTATCTTCTCACGCTGCGTTCATGGCGAGGCAACCTCTGCCAGAGCCATCCGCCTAGCCAACTCTGGCGCGCCATGCGTGATTTTCAACTTACGGTAAATATTCTCACGCTGCGTATCGACGGTGCGATATGACAAACCTAGATGCCGGGCGGCCACCTTCGACGTGACGCACAACACGCCAATTTCAAACGCGACGGCCATTTCCCCTGGGCTCAACTGACCAAGCAGCCCGTAGTGCTGAGGGCCGATCATGAGATGCGCCTTTCCCTCCGATATTGGAACTTTGTCAGGACTTTGGTATTCTGGCAAAGGACCCGGGCCGTCTCGGAGAAGGCAGGCCCGGGCCAAGTCGCTGAGTACCGTCCGGGGCCGGGGGAGGATAGGCCGGGGACGGCCGCCTATGTTGGCTATCACACATTAGCTGTCATGTCTCAAAAAAGGGTGGTGGTAGCGCAGTCACTCGGCCGCCACGCTATGTATTGAGAATAGGCTGCATTGATCTTCCTCGGCGCGCATGTAGCGGCAAGCCTGCTTCCAGTACGCCTCTTTCAACTCGACACCAAAGAACTTGCGGCCGAGCGCCAGAGATCGAACTCCTTCCGAGCCTATCCCCATGAACGGCGAGAGCACCACATTGCCGGGGTTTGACCACATGATGACGGCCCTGTCGATCACATCGAGTTGCAGCGGGCACAGATGGCGCTCGTCGCCAGCCGTCTTGGCAGCCTTGACGTTTAGCACATTGGATTGGTCAACCGACATCCACACAGGGGACGCCCATTCCTGCCATTGTTCGAGCGGAAAATCCTGCGGCGTGTGCGCGATCAACTCAGCATTCTCGCCGGGCTTGATGAATGTCAGAAGATAGTCCGGCATCCCTCCGCGGGACTTGCTGCTATCCTTCTGCAATTGCTTGTAGAGCAGGCCGACGTGCTTCGTGCGCGTCATCTCGACAACGGGGCACTTCCAGATGGTCCGTCGCCCGTGCAAAATCCAGCCGGCATCCTCGTGTATGCGGATGATCTGCCCAGAGAAGTCCTTGATGCCGACCGCCCCGTCCTTCCACTTCGTCCTCGGCAGATCGGAGCAATGCACGGCTGTCAGTCGCCCCGGCATAGTCACCCTGAACTTCTCTCGCACGAGGTAGGCATAATGCTGCGCAAATTCCTCGTCTGTGCTGTTTCCCATGTCAGCCGCCGACTCGGAGTAGACGAACAATGATCCGAACGGTGGGCTATAGCAAGAAAATCCCACACTTTCTGATGGAATTTGAGACAATACATCAACGCAATCTCCCCAAATCGCGCTCCACTTATCTCCATGTTCGGCACCAAGACATTTTATCTTTTGCACCATCTTTGCCCCCTGCGATGATAAGTGTTCATGTGTTCGGCCTGAGAAGCACAGACCACAATGTTCTCGGGACGATTGTCTATCTTAATCTCGTTGATGTGATGGACAACTTCTCCATCGAGTAAACTTCTACCTAATTTTTGTTCAGCCACCACTCTATGCTCATAAATATATCCTCTGCAATCACAATTAGGATAGTTAGGAGAAAACACATGCACATAGCCATTAGGATCAATGTATCGACCTCCATTATATGCGGGATTTCCTGCACCACGCTGAGCCGCGCCAGTACACTTCAAGCTACAAAACTTAGGAGGATATTTCTTCATGTTAGACGGGCTGCGGTATACTGAAACTACCTTCCCGCATTGTTCACATGGGAATGTCACCGTAGCCATTCGGGCACCTTCGCTTTTTGGGTTGGATTGTAGACTTCCTTGACTACCGCCGATCGGCCGGTTGCACGCAACATCGCGTGGCGCATAGCGTCTTTCATGCGGGCATGGTCGCCAGCCTTCCGATCGATTACGCGGCCGATCTCCGTCTCGCCCTCGGCCACGATCAAATGCACCACGACCTTGCGCTTTTGTCCGAACCGCCAGCATCGCCGCACGGCCTGATACCATGTCTCGTATGAGAACGATCGACCTAAAAAGATCATGTTGTGACAATGATTCCAATCGCATCCAAAACCAAAGATCGACGGCTTAGTGACAAGAACCGGACGCACACCGTTAAGCCAAGCTTCGTGCAATTCTTCTTTTTTATCTGCTGGCTGAGAACCATAAATTGAAATACATAAATCACCCAGAAGTCGCTCCACTGTCTGCTGTTCGTCGTTTGTGTCGCACCACAAGACCCAAGCCGGAATCCTCTCTCCCTTCAAGATAGTGGGCTGCTCTCCTGAGAGTTTCCGGGTCTTCATCGAATTGGCCAATGCCGACGTTGCATCGATGGCAGAGCAGTCCCCGAATTTTATTGGTGTTGTGACAGTGATCGATGTGCCATCTTCCGCGTCCTCTCGGCTCATGGGTACGGCAGATGGCGCATCTTCCGTCTTGGATGTGAAGCATGGCTCTGTAGTCTTGTTCTGAAATTCCAAAAGACGATTTGAGGCGGCCTGAAAATCTTTGTGATTTTGTTCTCGCTCTTGCCGCCGCTCGCCTATTTTCTCGATATGCTGGATCGGTGGCATATCTGTTTTTAGCATACTGGCTTCTGTACTCTTTTGAACTAGCCATCGGTTGATCTCATCATTGATGATTTGCACAGCTATTTTAGCACGTTCGCCAGAAGTTTGCCGTTTGATATCATACATGTTAGCGGCGGAAATTGCCGGCGCCCCGAACAAGTCTGCCAACTCGCGATCGATGCGGCTGTCCTTGGCGCGGTGCCGGATTGTTTCGAACGGCGGCAGAATGAAACTCACGTCGTCCGCCTCGATGCCAGTCAAGTTGGAAGGCTTCTCTGCCATGCGCGCCCACGACGCCATCCAGTCCCAAAACGACGATACCGCGTGGCCCTTGAGGCGCCATTCTTGCGAGGCGGTGGATGTGTCATTAATGAAAAACCGCGAGAGCATTTCGTTTGCTGCCATCACGTCGAGGAATTCGGCGTAGTTGCCGAGCTCCATGTGATCGTTCGGAGCAGGCGTAGCAGTCGCGGCAAGTTTGAATCGAGCGCCTTTGAATAGGTTGATCAGAGATCGCGTCGTCTTGCCGGTGAAGGATTTCAAGATTGACGCCTCGTCGAGCGATACCGCGCCGAATGCCGACACATCAAGTTTGTCGATGCGATCATAATTACAAATGTTGATGCGCTTCCCGACGCCAGATTGATCGCGGATAACCCGCGCCTCGTATCCCCATTGCTCGGCGCGGCGATGGGTCTGCCATGCGACGGCGAGCGGCGTTAGGATCAGCGCCGGCCGGTTCGTTGCCTCAATAACCTTCTGGCACCATTCCAATTGGCACTCGGTCTTGCCGAGTCCGGTATCGAGAAATAGCCCGCTGCATCCGGAGCGCAGCGCGAAATCCACGCAATGCGATTGGAATTGGAACAGATGCGGAGCAAGCGCGGGGACGCTTCTCAGCCCCCGTTCGGTAGCGCGGATCGACTTGCTTGCGAGGAATGCTTTGTAATCAGGGTTCATTTCGGCTCCACAATCCTGCAAGCACAAGGCCACGACATCAGCACGGAGAACTCTCCGTGCGTCGAGCCCAGGTCAGCGACCACCATCCATCCGAGCCACAGATAATCTATGACGCGATGATGCTTTACATATCGGACATGCCATTCGCGCGGCGTCATATTAGAAAGACCCGGGCGTAGGGCGCGACCTCGCCCGGGCAAGTTTCGAGGCGTCGCCGATCTCGGGGGTGATGAACCGTCCGAGACAATAGCGACAATCCAGCATGGGCGCCTGCGGGAGGGGCGTCAACATCGCTCGTCCGCAATCATTGCATTGGCGCCCGCATATCGCGCATCGGCCACTTCGGCAGATGCAGCATCGGCTATCGGCAAAGCAGGTCATCGGACTGCCTCACGGCCCTTTTCGGTCACACGCCAAAAGCCCCCTTCGAACGTGACAAGACCTTGGCGCCTGCACTTCTGGCGGGCGCGGTCCTGCTCCCGGTCGACAAAGATGCCCAATTGTCGAGATGTAGCTATCCCGCCCCATTGGG